TGAGCTTCAATTTCCCACAACCCAAACATCGTTTTCCCTGGACAGGAGCATTCCCCGCATCCTCACATTTTCCCACATCCTTCCAAAGACTCCACCAATGCCAGCCAAACCAACACCAAAAAGCACACTTCTCACGGCACATAATCAATCAACTTCCTTTCTCTCACCTTCCCTCTGAATCGCTTCGTAAATCTCCCTTCTGTGAACAGTCACCTCCTTCGGTGCATCTACCCCCAACCTCACTTTGTCTCCCCTAATCTCCACTACCTTGATTACAATATCATCACCTATAATGACATCTTCGTTCCTTTGACGTGATAACACTAACATCGTCTCTAACCTCCTTGAGTTAATTGAACAAACCAAACGCCCAGATCAGTCCCGTAATTGACGATGCCAAGACTAGCATATTCTCTAAGCAAATCTTCTGCCCAGACAAACAACGAAAAAAAACTACTCTGAACGAAAAGCAAAGTAATCACACTACACACCACTTTGAAAACCACTAACCACATAATCAACCATCCTTTCTAAGAGTATCGTCCCTTCCTTTTCAATTCGCAAGCGGTTTCGATTTCGCTCCACACTTCCCCCACAAGTTCTCTCAAGTCCTTCTGCAATCCTTCCTGCTCTATCATCCGTATCAGCTTGTTTCTTCTCCCCTCAAACTCAAACTCCTCTGCCTTAATCACACCACTCTTAGCCGTCCAATGCTTCTCCCCTACCAGATAATCAATGCAACTCCCAACATCATCTATCCCATAGCTGTGGTAAATTGGAATCTCGACAGTTCTCTCCCTACCAGTCTCCCGATTCTTTCTCACCTCCACCTTAGAAACGATTCCAACCTGTCTCTTGTTTCCCCTTACTGACTTATTCAGTCTTCCCTTTACACTCGACCACAATTCCAACGTCGCATAGAACCTTAATGACCTTCCACCACTCCTAGTCTTCGACGATTCAAACAGACCGGCACCAACTTTATCCCTTGTCTGGCTTATCACAACCAGAATCGAACCAGTCTTTTCCAACGCCGACCTAGCCTTCCTAATCCATCCGCTGTTGATCTTCGCCTTCCCATCCCCATAATCACCCTTGGCTTGCTTCCCACTCCTAGCAGCCTTTTTCTTCTCTTTGAATTTCTTCCCCTCATAATCACTTGATAGTGCATCCATACTATCAAGCACGTAGATGAATGGTTTTCCTTCCTCAAAAGCATCATCGAGGTGGAAGTAGAAGTCTTCTATCGTTTCAGAATTGATAGGAAGATCGCCTTCCATGGCAGGAGATTCCATCCTCTCAGCAACACCCTTACCAAAAAACCTCTCTATATCCATCAACGCCCCACCCTCAACATCATCATGAATGAAACGATAATCGTCGAAGTGCTTGTTAATAGATGCTTCAGCTAGGCAGGTCAGAGTAAGAAACGTTTTTCCACTAACGCTATCTCCAACCACAAAGAAATAAGAACCTTTAGCAAAGCCTCCGTGAACCTTGCCAGTACAAGCGAGATTGAGCAGTGTACTTCCCGTGCTGAGGAAATCGGATGGTTGAAGTTCTCTCCGTTGCATAGACCGTGGCCTCCGTAACGAATCTATTATCTGCTCAATCTCGCTTGCTTTACTCAATGATTATTCAAAACCGTCAACGTCATCCCAACCACCTACATCGTCGTCATCCTCACTCAATGAAGACGATGACGAAGACGAATAAGACATACTGGTTGAACTGAAGGATTCACTCCAATCCCATACATCTAACACGAAGTTCTGAAAGTCATGCATCGACAAACAAATAGATTCATCAACGGACATTTCCACCATCTTAATTGCAACATCATAATCCTTCGTATGATCGTGAGGTTCTGGTAGACTGATATGTCGTCGAATCTTTCTTCCTTTGCGAGCATCTTCCAACATCCTGTCTAACTCTGCTATGACAGCTTTCCTATAGCCTTCCTGTGCCTCCAGAAAGATGTTGTGGTGATTACCCCTATTAAGCTTGAGTTTCTCAAGTAAATCAGCTTTCTTTACATTCACCTTATTCATTATTCAGTCCTCCCTCTCATCATCGCCCCAATCACCATCGTTGTCATCGTCCCAATCACTTTCATCCTCGGGAGGCTTCGTAAAAGAGATCAAAGTAACCTCATCAACTCCTATGCCCTTGTGAACATCCCCATCATCATCTTCCAAAGCCAATGAAGTTCCATCACCGCTGATCTTCACAACTTCACAAACATTAAACTCATCATGCATAACTTCATCACCTACCTTAATCCCAGCTTCGTCAGCGGTTGTCTCTTCCTTATCCTCTTTCTTCTTTCCCTTAGTACGCTTGCCCTTCTTTCGTTTAGACTTTTCATCTTCGTCGCCGTCATCGTCAGTCTGCAAAAACAGAGCCTTGAGCTTGTCATAAGGTTCGATCACCAAAAGATCATCGAGCACAAGAGCTCTTTCAAACAGATCAGGGTCAAGTTCTTTTCTCCTCACCTTGAAATCAATTGACTCTGTCTCATAGTAAGTATTGCCGGCGTAACTCTTCTCAGCAAAACCAACCTTTAGTGTCATCCCATCCTTCGGATCAGCGTAGTATCGATAATTGTCGTCATCATCAGCATTCCTAACTCTGGCATCAAGCTGTTTTCCAAACAGATGGAAACTTACATCCCAAACCTGCACTCCCTTCTCCGGCTCGGCATGATTGTAAACGTTCCAGATTTGTCTTTCCTTCGGCGACAAATCCTTAATCAGATTTTCATCAGCTTCGGGATCCTTGGTCAGGCGAGTACGATACTCACAAATCGGACAAGGAAGACCAGCAGTCTTGCTAAGACAAACCTTCATATCACTATCGGCCCCTACACCCCGATGCACATAGAAAGTTCTCTCAAAATATAAATCCCCAGACTCAGCCTCCGGATTACTTGCACCTTCAGGAACGATATAGGGAATTATCTCCAATCGATAAACCCCAGCCTTCTTAACCGAAAAGAAATTTACCCCTTCAGGAAGTTTGACTGAACTCGGATCAAAACCACTCTTATGAGTTTCAGCCCGCCTCTTAGCACAAACTCTCTGCCTACGCTCTTCTCGTTTTCTTCGCTTACTCTTTACCATCTTTTGACTCCTGTTTTTGATTGTCAAAAAAGTCACGTCTGCCTTGCAACCATGCGTATACCCCTAGCTTGACGTACAGATAAATCAGGAACGGCAAACCGAATAGGGCAATCACTAAGATCAACAAAGCATACAACAAATCAGTCATCAACTCTTCTCGCCTTAGTTCTCTTCAGACTCTTCCGCACTTTGTTCCTTGCTGTTCTTCTCTCCATGTCATCAACAGCATCACGAGAACTCTTGGATGCTCTTGGCTCCGCAAAGTAATCTCTTGCGTGCAAATCCACTAACTTCTCAAGAGCCCTCTTGCGATGCTCAAGAGCAGTAACGACAGCCTCAATGATGTTTGCTTTGTGTTTAGCTTCTCTGAGCTGTTTCAACGCTTTGTGATAGTCCTCATCCCCAAGCACTATACTAGCAACAACATTCTCCGTTATCTTCTTAATCCCATAAGCCTCTGGATCGGCACGAATATGAGCATCTACAATAGACTTAACCGCATCAAGATTAGCCTTTGCCTCATCAACCTCCAAGATTGTATCAGCATGTTTCGTTGCCCACTCCCGATAGAGCTTGGGTTGATTCACCCATTCCTCATCAAGCTTGAATCTATCAATCTCAAGTCTCGGACCTTCCATCATCTTTGTCTCCAGTTCTATTATACACCCTAATCAGTCCTTTGCATTCCAACAAGCAACGATCAAACCAGCTTTGCCAGAATCGTAGAAGTTGTCAAGGAAGCAATTCATTATCTCGACTGCCCTTTGTGTTGTTCTCCCACCCAAACAAACCTTGCTCACATACCCCAGTACCATCCGACGCAAAGACTCAGGTTCATCATCAACATCCTTCAGGACCTTTACAATCTCTGGCCACAATGATCCACCCAATAACAAACGACACAACTCAATCGCCTGTCTTTTGCTGTCAGCTTTCGCCAATGCCGCAAGCTGATCCTCTTCACTATCAAGACCAATCACTTGATGCAATAACACTAATGCTTTGCGAGCACTTCCCTCCGCTATGTCAACGATTTTGTCTAACACTTCCCTAGTTAAATTAGATGATACCTTTGCACACACATCCTTGACCAGACCAGAAATGACCTTATCGGGAATCAATCCCAACTTGATCTGGGTGCAACGAGTAATGATTGTTCTCTTTAGCTTCTGTGGATCAGTAGTCGCCAACATGAAGTAGACATGGGAGGGTGTGTCCTCTAACAACTTCAGAAAAGAATCCTGAGCTTGCGTTGTGAGTTGTGCGGCCTCATCAATCAACCACACCCGACACTCGCCAGTAAGCGGAGCGAGCCCAACCTTCTGGCGAATGTCCCTCACCATATCAATGCCACGAGAATCGGCAGCGTTGATCTCTCGAAAGTCTTCGTCTGAACAACCAAGTTTCTTACGGAGGATTCTGGCCAGTGTTGTTTTGCCACAACCACTTGGGCCCTGGAAGAGAAGGGCATGGGGAACACTGTCACGCTTCACTAAATCCATTAGTGTTTTGACAGCATCATCCTGCCCAACCACTTGTTTGAACTTCTTCGGTCTGTGTTTGCGGTAGAGTTCCACTAAAATCCCCTTCTCTCTCAAAAGAGATAACAAAAGCCCCTACTCTATTATACCCCAATCAGAAACGAATCACTTTCGTTTCACAATCGCAATTGGTCTACCAGTAACGAATCGTAGGAACACAGTCAGGATACCGATTGCAGTTCCAATCCAAGCCACAAGCTGAGGCGACAACTCTGCCAACCACGCCTCGCCCTGAAGCAATAACAGAACGGACAGGACAGTCTGAAGGACACCCAACCAAACCAACTTCGATTCATACCACGCTTTCGGAAGATTACCCATCTTCAATCGCCTTTCGTTTTTGCCCCTGGTAACTTGATAGTGATAACAATTTCGCCTTCCTTGTCTAACTCATCCAACAACTTATGCAAGCGATTGACCAACTCGTCAATGCGTTTGCTGTCTGGGAGGATTCCCCCTAATCTCTTGCTTGACCTATTCTCCAACAATCTACCAGCCAAAATGGACTTCTCTTGTGGTGTGAGTTGAAAATCCTCCAGCTTATCATTGATTTCTTTCAATTGATCCGCAAAGTCTGTAAGACCTTCGATGATCTGTTCACCTACTTCAGACGAATCAGAGTCCTTCAACGGAGGAGGTGAGGGCGGTGGGGTAGGTGGTTCAGTTGTAGGTGGCGGGTATTTTACACCTGAGTCTGGTACTACTTTTCGTGTTCTTTCACTCTCACTCGATGGCCATAGTCGATCACAACTACTCATTGTAAGTTTCTCCTAATTCGTTTGATTGTCTATCGTCTCGATAGACAGGAATTACCTTCCTCATGTAGAACCGGTGGTGACCCTCGGCTGCGTAAGACATGAAGCAAGACCACCACCAGCCTTAATCCGATATAGATAGATTGCACGACTCAATCCATCCTTGCATCGAGCCTTTACGGTTCGATCAAGTGACAAGCCAAAAATCTTATGAGCATGTGACACCACACGAGATTCAGGCTTTAGCGTTTTCAACTGAGGCAAAAGTTTCCTGTTCAATTCGGAAGACAGATACACCATCACTACGGTAGCTGGCTTCAGATCAACAGTAAGCACATCTTGATGTACTATCGTCACAAGATGACTCACCCCATTGCGTTCAACATTCCTGCGTGACAACTCTACCAACTCTGGATCAAGCTCATAACCCACAGCCATGCAACCATACTTCGCGGCAGCAACGATAACGATCCGACCATCGCCTGAACCAAGATCGTAAACGACATCATCCTTCCCAACCTCTGCCACCTCCATCATCTTATCCACCACTTCCATTGGAGTAGGAACATAACACGAATCGTCGGCAGGTGGGGCCAATAGAAAAGCGATTGCTAATAGAACATTGCTCATCATTCACTTCCCGATGCTTCGGTGGTTCTAAGCATTGTCTTGTTGGGCATCAAACGTACCATCAATAAAATCTTGACTGTGACGTTCGGATGGTGTCAACTCTCCATGAGCAAGCCGCAACTCCTCTCGCAGACGTTCGACTACCGGCCAATATTCCACTCTCAAGCCGCACGTTAGGCATCGTTGCTGGCGATTCGGCAATGAGACCTCCCCGGATAATGGGTTCCTGAATGACGATTTAGCACCGCCGCACACGGGACACGATCGTTTCCCCATCACTCACCTCCCGCCACTTCGACAAGCGATTTCTCTACATCTTGCGAGTCAGGATGATATTTATCTCGCCATCGTTCAGCAACTTCTCGCCATTCCTGGATTGCCAACGTCCAGTCACCACCGAAAGCATTAGCGATAAGGACCCAAGCCCATTCCTCCAACTCCTGGTGATCCTTGATTTCTTCCTCAAGTTGAGCGATACGATCATGCAATCTTTCAATATCCTTAATCGTATATCTCATCGTCTCCTCCATCGTCTGAATAGGGAGCCCCGCTCCATGGGATACTGTGCCTGTCTCCCAAGGTTAGAGGGCTCCATGGTGGGTTTGGTACTGTTCCTATTGTGTATGTTGGAATGCAATGTGAGCCACTGTGAATACCCTATCCTATTCAATTCAGAACGATTCATTCCATGGGAACCAACCAAGTGATTACGAAGACACATCCCACAACCTGGGTGTGGGCCGTAGTGTATTCGTCCCGGAAGCCTTATCAATTTCTTCTTAGGCTTGGGCTCTTCAATCACAATCTCGATAGGCTTATCTTTCACACCAGACAAAACTGAATCCCAATCCACCATCGACGATTGGCTTTCCCCTATCACTGATACTTGGCAAGCAATCAACGATCGATAGTCACCAGTAACTACAACACAAGCTAACAATAATGAGAGGGTTATCATCGCACATCCCCTTCTACGAAACACTCCTGAAAACAACCTCGACCATGCACCTGGATCATAGCCCTATTCAATCGGACGCCAAATTTCCTTAACGCATCCAAAGAGCGCCCTACAGCCGGACGGAATTCCTTACTTGTGGCTGCTGGGGTATTTGCAAGACTAACAAACTCTTGGTGTATTGCATCACGTATAAAAAACAAATCGTCTTTTGCTATTTCGATTTTCACTACTTACCTCCCTACGATTTAGCAGATTCCATTGTATCACACCACACTCGCCGTCCATCCTTCAGAATCCCAAACGCAGGACACTCAGGATTGTATGGTCCGAGCTCATTCATCCACTTCGATGGTCTTGCTACTAGTGGACTGTTCTCAAACTCCCCTTTGCGGAATCGCTGATCGAATTCCGCCTTGGAAAGTTTCTCATAACTGTCGTGGTTAAGTTCCCAATCAGCACCTAAATCGGTTACCAAATCATTCATCCTAACACCTCCGATCATTCAAACTATCTTCACTAGCAGACCATGTTACATGATCATCCTCTAACCAATGAAAACCCCAACACTTCTCACACACATACTCATACTCATGACAGTAAGAACACAGATGTAAATCACTAAGACCAAATTCCCTATGGCACTCAGCACATTCCTCAAGATCTTCCGGAATATGGTATGAACAATAGAATTTTTCTGTTCCCTCTAGGAACAACGGGACACTACAAACGATACAATAACCACCGACACCCATTCACCCTAACACCTCCGTAGCTCCCCAGTTAGGCAAGTTATCCAAGATGAATCCAAGCACATCCCAACAAACGTAAGTGCCTTGTCGAACCATCTTCATTGTATCAGATAGAGTAATCACCCAAGCACCCTCAGGCTTCTCACCCCATAGATGCTCCGGCCAATTGGAAACACTATTCCAATTACCCCAAGTCTGATCCCAAATCACCACAGCCTCACGCAATCTCTTCCCTGTTTTCTCCTGATAGAACTCTCTGAATTCATCCGTATCGTCGTACCCTATTATACCCTGGGCATGGCCTCCAATCCTTTTCAATCGTCCAACAGGGTCACCATCACCACCCGTATTCGTACTGCCATTGTGAAGGAAAGCCCCATTGTAGAGAGTGTCAAGCACAGTCTGATCATCACCATCAAACCGCTTGTAAGTTGCAATCTTCCCTCCTGTCTTTACCTCATCAACCACACAATCAGGAGCACCTCGATACCACTTGTTCCCATAAGCCTCATCAACGTTCTCATCCGTCAAGTCATACTCTCCATTACAGTAAGGCTTACGCAACGAGATTCCAACTTTAACAGCACAGTTACCGGCAGTGGACAAAGCCATGCCCTGTCCACGATGTCCACGAGCAGCATAATAGAGAGCCGATCCAGGGCGATATTCCATTGGTATGTGAGCTTCGCCCTTAACCACCCTATCGAATTCCCAAGAGGCTCCCATCAACTCAGCCAAACTTACGGCGGTGCAATTACCATAGCTCTGTGACATCTTCCACGCATCGGTGTGAGCCTTGGTATAGTATCGATAGTTTGTTGCCCTCTTTCCTTTGCCAGTACCGTATAACTCAGAAGGGAAGACATTAGACAATGCAGGATTATCCACATTAAAAGTGAATTCAGCTAATGCCCTAGCCTCAATCTTACGCATCCAACCAGGAACACCATCAACATCGACAAAGCAATAGTGTGAACCAGCCTCATAGTGTTTTTGGAAATTCATTGGTTTACCCTCCCACAAGCCCATGATATGGCTCGCAAAACTTCTATCAATCTTCCACACAAAGCATCAGACAGAACCTTGTCTGGTTCCGTTTCAACCGCTTTGCCTATCGCCCCATCAATTGCTTTGTCAATCACAGGGCCCAAGCCAGGATAAGCCCCGACCAAATCACCATCACTAAATGCCAACCGCAAAGCCTTGACATGGGCCCCACGAAAGTTGCCCACTGTCTTAATGGATTCGCCCTTATCATCCTTGACCACTCTTGCGAAGTCACCATAGAAAGTGACAAGGCCCTTACAATGTTCTGGAGTGGCGGATTGAGCGGCCAACAGAGAAGTAACTGGCTCCACCAGCTTTTGCATTTCTGCTGATGGTGGAGCGTCTGGATCGGGTTCCGGCTCTGGTTTATCCCCAATCACCACTCGATGAGTTAGAGCGATAGGAGCATCGGACAAGTCAATCTGATTAGTGGCAGCAATAATGAGGTGTTCACCCTTCTCATCGGTTGACACTATCAGAACCAATCCATCGTTGTAATACTTCACCTCAGACGGCGGAGGTTCGATGATCCAAGTCACCCGCAAATCATCGGGACCACCTACCTCAATCGCTAGAATCTGACCGAGACCTACTTGGTCCGGACCGTCAAGCGTAACGGCATCGACCAGTTGTGGTGACGGTACGATTAGAGTCTGTGGCTCTGCTCCTATTGCTGAACAGAACGAACAGCAAAGCAAAAACACTAATAGCAGTTTTGATCGATTCATAGTATTCCATCCTCTATGTCTGCTTTCACCCTCTCTTGCTCTGCCAAAATGAATGGTAGAACGAACGGCAGAAGCCGGATGATGATCTGCATCAAGATCATCCAAGGAAACCCTGGTTCCTTCTCCCTAATTCTCCGATAAAGCAAATCAACAATCTCATCATCTGATAGATTTAACAGAATTCCCTCCACACTCATCAGTGCCAACTCCTCCGATACTGCCGTCCGAATCCTTCGCTTACGAACACGAGCCATAACACACCTCCAATCAATTAAAAGGGTTAATCACCTAAGAGCCCAGCCCCTTCCCCATTCTTCGATAACTTCCTTGCTTGCTTCACGTTCCTTACCGCCTGCCTGTAGTAGCTTGTCTTGAGTTCAATTCCAATCGCTTTCCTTCTCCTCTGAACAGCAACAAACACTTCACTCCCCACACCCATGAATGGTGTTAAGACAGTGTCACCCTCCCTGGACCAAAGTAACATGCAACGTTCGATCACCTGCAATTGAAGAGGGCAAATATGTTTGGTATCATCTTTGTCCCTGCCTTTACGATAAGGCAGCACTTCAGTCTGATTGATATCAAACCAGACCGGCGAAGCGTACTGTTGCCAAATCCAATGGGATCGTTTGTTCAGTTTTGGATTCTCTTCTGTGATAAAACGATCCAAGTTCTTCGGTATCGAACGAGAACCATGATAGATAGTCAACGAGTTTGGATGTTGTATCGGCTTAGGGTTTTCTCCTGGCTTTCTGAAAGCCACTATCTCATCGGGAATCCCTGCTCTCACAACTGAACTATCCTTCACTAACTGCTTGTGCGCTAACCCTATCGCCTTGGTTCTGGTAGCTGCAATCAGAGGGTCTTTCCAAATGACGTGATGGGAATGATAAGCAAATCCAACATTTTTGAAAGCCTTGACTATATCATCCGGAAACTCCCTCAAACCTATCATCCCACCATCACGTTTGAAGATGGGCAAATCCATACAGTGAACAGCAACTATCCTGCCAGGTGTAAGAACCCTATACAACTCACCTATCAAAAACGAAAAGTGATCGAAGAATTGATCATAACTTTCAGCGTTGCTCATATCCTCCAAGTCATCACTGTAAGAATACAAGTCACCAAACGGGGGTGAGAAGATGACAAAATCAACAGACTCGTCAGGCAAACTCGGCATGACTTCACAACAATCAGCATTGTAAAGAGCACAGTGTTTTTTCACTACTTGATGTTTTATACCCATCCATCATCCCCTAATTAAAGACAAGACACGTTTAACACTATCCTCATCAAACATACCAGTAAAATTTGAGGTGACCACACTCATGCCCTGTTTCTTAATGCCCCTACTTGACACACACAAATGAGTTGCCTCAATGATACAAGCTGATCCAACAGGCTCCAAACACTCATCAATGGCCGATGTTACCTGCTTACACAATCTCTCTTGTAGTTGCAAACGACGGGCATACAGATCAAACACCCTAGCTAACTTAGAAATCCCAATCACTCTGTGGCAAGGATAGTAAGCTATGTGAGCCTTCCCAAAAAATGGCAGTAGGTGATGTTCACACATTGAATAGAACTCAATTCCACGAACCAAGACCATACCATGGTAATCATCAACATTCTCAAATGACTTCAACACATCCTTAGGATTCTGACCATATCCACTCAACAACTCACCCAATGACGATTCAACCCTTGCAGGAGTATCCATCAAACCTTCCCTATTAGGGTCTTCCCCTACACACTCCAAAAGATCAGCAATTACCTGTTTGATTTGTTTCATTTTATCCCCAACAGTTTATGAGTCTGAACACCCAAACGCCACCCCGGAGTATCCTGCACTTGTGCTATGCACCAATTAAGTACATCACAATCTAAATCATCCCCATCAAAAGCAGGGCTCACAAAGTAGTGATTTGCTTCTATTCCAAAGTCCCAATTACTCTGGTCCTTTCCCAAAACAATCTTGACCTCATCAGCTTTTTTCTGCCTTATGACCGATCCCCTCTTCGGACTAACAGTCAACCAATCAAAAGAAAATCTCACAGGAATAGTTCCATTAGTTTCAACAGCAACTCGCCAATTCCTATCCTTTAACCTACCAAACAACACATCATCCACTTGCAACAAAGGCTCCCCACCTGTCAAGATAATCAATCCACCAGGAGGCAATATTATTAAATCAATCCAATTTTCTATCTCATCAATTGTCATCTCAACAAAGCAGTCATGATCCGTATCACAATCAAACCCATGACTCTGTTTTGTGCATTCCAAATTACAACCAGAAAACCTGACAAACACAGCGTAAGAGCCAACCAAATGGCCCTCACCCTGAATCGATCCGAATACCTCATTGATCTTGTACTTCTTCATACGATCACATCAACCCAACAATCGGGAGTTTCGTACAATCGAATCGAACTTAGCTTAACAACATCCCCAAACAAAACAGCAAACACACTAACCAACTCCATAGCCATGTTCTCTACAGTAGGATTCCCAACCATCAAATACCCTTTGCCACAACGCCCCAATTCACAAGCATCCAGATCATCCCCATTGTAAATGAAAGCATGATCCCAATTCTCTTTGATCCAACCACCAACCCGCCTCCCAATCACACTAAAGTCTAAGACCATTCCTGAATCATCCAACACCTCAGACGTAAAGGACACATCCAAAATGTAACGATGTCCGTGAATGAACTTACAAGGGCCATCATAACCAAAAAGTCTATGAGCAGCATCAAACTCAAATCGTCTTGTGATAGTGAAGCTCAAAAACCAAACCCCCTACTCTCAGGAATCCTCTTCTCCGACTCCTCCAAGTACCGACGTAAGTTATCCAAGTGACCACCAATCGGACGCCAAATGTTGCTGTCCGATGACTCTGCCCCTGCTCTCTGTGTCATCCACAATCGCTTTACTGTGGCCACCCTACCAATATGCACCCTGTCAAAGGACCCTGCCCATTGTTTAGCTGTTCTCCATTTCCACTCTGTAGAACCACCAATAAAAATCAAATCAGGTTGGTCATTCAACCCTAATACATCATCAACAGTCATTCCGTCCTGAACAGCTAAAGCCATCTTCCACCCATAACCTTCCAACCTATCATACCACAACTCCCATTCCTTCAATGTTCCTTCACCATCCTTAACAACATCAGGAACAACTATCCAATCAGGATCTACCCCAACATCACAAGCCAAATTTAGAAAGTCAATATACTGATCCTCATCCCAAGCCTTACTACTAGACCATGTCGAGTACCTACCATTGTCCAAAACAAAAGGAACATTCCCAGGATGTTTCCAATGTCCCGGCGTCAACAATACCCCAAGCCTTCCTGGAAATTCCCTATCAAGACAGTTAGCTGTACCAGGATTGTTTGCACAAAACACAATAGGGAGTTTATCTACATCCATTCTGGCAACTCCATTTCTACTGACTGACCATCCCCATTCTTTTGCTTCAACGAGTGATTCATCTCTCGCACAATCCCCCGATACATTTCCTCTGCTTGTCTCTCTTTTCGCACCATGTTAGCTAACACCCTAGACTCTGCCTCACTCGTCACAATATTACAAGTGACATTCCTTTTCTGTTGGAAGCGATAACACCTACGCAAAGCCTGGTAGAAAAGTTCGTGTGAATGAGAAGGGAAAACGACATATC